AATTTAGCAGTACCGTCCTTAAGAACGAACGCCTTAGCGTTGTCATTGTCTGCATTAAAGCTGGTTGTTGTAGCACCCCACCAGGTATCCCCATCTGTGGCTACGTGAAAACTGTCTGTTGTGGAATCAGCGTCAGGAATATCAATCTGACTCACCACTAATGTACTAGCAGTGACGTTCCCATCCATATCCACACTAAACGGTGCTGATGAGAAGTTGGCATTACCGATCCAAAGCCCTTGATTCTGGTCAATGTTGATGACCTGATTCCCTTGACCTAAGCGGATGAGATCATCGTATCCAACTAAAAGACTAGAGAGGGAGTCATTGACGTCATCCTCAAAGGAGGAAGAAACAATGTTTGGATCTTCCTGGTCTAATGTATATACGTCGAAATCATCTGCCATACTAGCTTTCCTTGAACTCAATATCGATAGTAATCGGGAGAAGAACTGGGAGAAGGGCTGTTCCAGACCACGCTAACTCTAGGCAGAAGTTATGGTCTCCATTTACGTTCGGTCGGTACTCAACGTGCCGTTCACCGTTGGTGTAGTTGGTGCTGTTAACCACAGGCATTCCTTGGGTTGTGCTTACAGAGAAGTCATCCAAGAACAACTTAGGAGTGATGGTCATATTGGCAGCAATTGCAGCCGGTAGAGCAAAACGAATATCAGCAATACGAAACTTACGACCAATATTAACAAGGGGGGATCGCCATATGGATTTGCCATACGTCGTTGATTGTTTATCAATCCCGTAGTCACCCGCATCACGCCAACCTATAAGGAGTTTGGCTTTACCAAATCGAGATTGTTCTGCTAGGGCAATTGCAGTAATGAAGCCGTCTGTAGACGAGGCGGCTGCTGTAGAGAGCGCTACTGCATGAAATCCCTTGGTTAGGCGTGGGTCCTGAGAGCCATATGCCATCACAACAGAGTAATAGTCAGGTAATCCTGGGGTAGTTGTCTGTACCTGCTGCACTGAACCCCAGTAAAGTCGGTCTCCTAGGGCCTCTACAGCTCCCTGTAACGGGCTTGCGCCCACAGAAGAGAGGAATACAGGTGAGACACGCTGTGAGCCTGCGTAAACAGAGAGACGGTAACCATTGTCATCCAAAGAACCAGACCAGATGTATAGGAAGCCGTTAGCCATCTTTAGGGCTGTAACGTAAGTGTCTGGAAGCTCAACCTGTCGGTAGAAGCTTGAAGCAATCGTGTCCCAGAAGAATAGGGCTGCCTTTCCTTGTCGTAATGTGCCGTCTGTAGTCTGGATGGCGGCAATAACAAGGTCTGTTCCGTAAGATTCAATATCCACTGGAAGGTAACCAAAAGGTAGGTCCAAAGCGTTATAAGCAGAACCGTCGTTTGTGTCACCCTCATCGGTGGTTTTTGTTGTCTTGATGTAGTGCACCAATCCCTGACCATCCTTGTAGTCCAGGAAGTAGAGCTTGTTGTCTGTGTGAACGTGAGGAGCGTGGTTTGGAAGGGTTCCAGTTCCACGGTGAGAAGGGTAAGTGGTGTTTGTAAGAGCTGTCTGAGATCCCAAAGTTGCACCAGTCCACACACTCGTACCCAAAGCAGGAGTCCCATCTAGCGGCCCATAGCGGTCCACATCAGTGTTTCTAAAAAGGTAGATGTAGTTGTTGTAGTACGCCATCCCATTACCAGAGCTGCTTGCTGCTGTCCCCACAAGAGTCTCAGACCCTAGAGAGGAGTTGTAAGAGACGAACTTCCCATCACGTAAGTATGTGTAAACATTGGCATCCTTAGGGTTTGTGATAATCCAGTAAGGGTTGTCAGCAATGTTTGCCCCAGAGAAGTCTTCATACGCTGTAGGGCGAATCGCACCCGAAACCCGAAAATCCCCACTCGAATCTGAGATGGGGAAATCAGGGTCAATAGCAATTCCATTTAAATACTGTCCTTTTGCTGCCGCATACTGAGTTGTTGCCAACCCACCAAAGACACTATCGATTGTGATTCGTTGGACCTTTGCCATATTATTCCATCCATTCGTTGTTTGGTTTCATGACCATGTGTCGATCCTCCTGGCGGCTTCCATAGAAGCGTCGTAGTCGTGCCTCGTAATCAGCGTATACAGCTGATAGATCTGCCGCATTGTTAAGACCTTCCTGTACCGCATAGTCGCGTGAAGCACCGATAGCGAGCATTTCATGGAAAGGCTCAGCGATACCTGGCTCCTGTGTGGTGTCTGCTGAAGTGAACTCGTCGATCTCTCGGCTTACCCAAATCTTTAGACCCCCAGTGACATTAGATTCTGGTACTGGGTAGAGGTAAACATAGTTACCAATCATGTCGTAAAACGGGTTTGATACCTCAAAATGTCCTGAAATAGCAGACTGTGTGGACACTCCACCGTACTCATTGATGTCGATTGGCATCGCACGGTACCAGGTGCCACCATCATAGGTGATTTCAGCCCGCTTAATCTTCAGAATCTTGTCTGAGAGGGGGAGAGTTACCTGCTGCTGGTCAGCTGTGAGGTTGTAGGTCTTGATAAAGCCAGTATCACCGTGATTTGGGTCATCAAAGTCCCATCCATCCATGCTTTCAAGCACTGAGGTGACAGATTTGTGGTACGTGTTGTTGATTAGGCGTGTAAACCGCTTCAACAGGTCAGTGTTACCAGAGATCTGAGCTTTTCCTAGACGTGACCACTCCTCACAGGACTGAATCAAGCCGTTTAGGTCGGTTGTATCGTTAAACTGCATACTAGATTATGGTGATCTCGTTTGTTTGAAAAGGATACTGCATCCCTCGACCACTGTTGTAGAGCCAACCAACGTCTGTGTCTGTAATAAGTCGGTCCCAGATACAGAGCTCGTCGATCACTCCATCCATTGCGTCACCACCAGAGTTCACTGCACCCACGGTGAAGTCAGCGGTTCCATCAAAGATAGAGGTAACGGTTCCAGTAACAGTTCCCAGAGATGAGTCATCTACCCAACATTCAGCTGTTGAGGTTGATGCGTCCCAAGTAACCGCTACGTGATAAAGGGTTCCATTAGAAAGCGTTTGAGTGAAGGCAAGATCTTCTGAACTTGCTCCCAGACCATCATCGTTCACAAGGAGGATGATTTTTGGGGTTCCACCGTCATTCTTATAGCGCAATGAGTAACTACGCTGATCTCCACTAGAGGTGAACTTCCCAAAGATAACCATCTGGTTCCCACTAGACGGCTGAGACTCCATCTTAATCCAGAAAGAGGCAGCAAGATCACCCGTAAGGTCCAACCCCGTCTGAGATCCGTCCACAATAGACATCCAGTTAGTAGAGCTAGCCTCTAGGTCAACGCCGTTGTTGATCTGCCCAGCCGCATACGCGGTGGTGTTGTTGTTGGCAAGCGTGTTCCCATTCCCTGAAGAATCGGAAGCAGTGCCTGATGATTCATCAAACGTCCAGTATGCCTGGATTCCTTCAGTGACTAGTGCCATATTACGGAAGTTTAAAGCCCAAGATCACAATAAGTCCTTTAGAAGGTGTGGTCTGGACAGCGTCAATGTCGATTGCAATGAGATCTCCTCCTGCAACATCGTCGTTAGCAGTGTCAATGACTGCTGGAGTAGCGGCTGTGGCCGTACTGTTCTCCCCAGAGTCAATAGTCATTACTGTTGAGAGCATGTCTGCTGCTTGAGAGACGTTTCGGACTTGAATATCAATTGTTCCTGTTGTTCCTGCGGTATCTACACCAGCAGCGACAGATACAAGATCGTATCCAGCCATTTCTCCTGGAATAACGAATCGTGCTAGTGAATCACCTGTCTGAGCCGGTGCTCCTGCAGGGAGTGCGCTCACCTGAATGAGTCGTGCACCTAGGTTTGACCCTGCTAAAGCGTCTGGAGTGATCGCACGGCTAGCGTCTGAGCCTCCATCTACCTCAGAAGAATCAGCGAGCTCAACGATTCCTTTAACTGTTGTGGACGCATCCGGTACTGAAGCACCAGCAGCGCCACCTGATTCTACAATCGGCATATTAGACGTCAGCGTTATCGTAATCAACAGAGAACCAGCAGTCGTTTCCACCTACTGTAAGTGTCTGTTGTGTAGATGAGTTAGAAATCACAATACCAGTACCCATTACGCGACCATTAGGCCATGTAATACTTAGGTTTGTTTCAGCGGCAACCGTGTAAGCCTCTACTGGAACTGCACCATTAGACGGTAGTGAAGTTGCGTCGTGCACCATTACAAACTGTGCAGAAGCGTTTGCATTGTAAACGCGCACCTCATAAAGACGTGCCGCACTTCCTGTTGCCGCAATTGAGTTGCCGTTCATGGCACTATCGGCAGTAGTAACCGGATCTGGGATGTTTTTTACAACCTGATCCCCATGTTTGTCTTGACCCATATTTTTTCAATAAAATAAGCCTTACTAGCTCTCGCTGAGTAAGGCCATATTTAAGCCGCTCAAATAATTATAAGTATATTATAACATGATTTAAGGACTACTTTAATTTCTATTCTAGTTCTAAACAGTGTTCACAGGCAGCAATGAGTCCCTTTAGCTCAGCCTCGACAGCAATGTCCTCTGCCTGAGACTCAGTGCAACCACCCCACTTCAGGGCAATGCTCTCTAGGTCCGCTTTGCGTTCAGCGACAACATCCGCGGGAGTGCGTGCAAGGATTTCTTTCTCCTCATAGATAACCGTAACCTCTGTACCGTCTCGCGTCTCATTTTGAGAGATTGTTTGTTTTTCTTCTGCCATATATTTAAGCTACGGTTCTTGAAATTTCGTACCAATCTGTTCCATCAAGGAACAGTTTAATTCGTGTATTTACTGCTGTGGTTAAGTTCCCTGATCCCGCTAAAAACATCTGACCACTACCTGTAGCAGCATGAGTAAATTGTAGCACTCCATCAAACTTCAATGTGATCTCTGATCCTGATTGCCAGTCGGTTACCGTAATGTTGTTGATTGTAGTTGTTCCTGTTATGTCGAATACGTTTCCACCTCCTCCTAGAGTAAGGGTATTGGCACTAGCTACGTCAGCTCCTTTGTCTGCCTGATGCCGACCAGTGAAAAGGGTAGTTCCCTGTGTAATTATGTCATTCGTCGTGTCTGACTCCCAAAGGTTTACCCCAGCGGAAGAAGACTCAACAACTAGATTACAGTCTGTGTTGAACTTGTTGATGCGAACCTCATGATCGTCACTGTCAGCACTAAACAACGCCCCTTGTGTGTTATTGCTGTCAGAGACGTTTGTTTGGTTTGCTGAAACGTCTAAGCGAAATTGGTTACTGTAGGTAGCACTGGAATAAATAAAGTCAGCAGTAGCGGCTGAGTTCTTATTCTGGTTTGCGCGGATTCCACCGTCGTCAAACAAGGTGATGTCAGTACCTCCTGCTGGATTAAAGAACAACCTTCCATTACTCGCGATACTAAAGGCGGTGAAGAGAGTCCCTGTTGAGTCCATCTGACGAACGGTAAAGCTCGTTGGGACAATGTTTGTGGATACTGCCGCGTCTACCGCGAAAGCAAAGTCACCCGCAGTGATGAACTGGGTTCCATCGTACATGTCCATTCGGAACGTACCTCCACGATCTCCATTTTGAACAGCTTGGAAGGTGCTAGGCCCTACTCCTGAACCACGAGCACGTGCCCACACGTTAAAGGCACCAGCACTTGAAGAGTCAAGGTTAGAAAGACAAATGAAGTTAATGTTTGAGTCACCACCCCCACGGTCAACGAGAATCTTTGGTTTAACGGTCAGTGCGTTAATGGTGATGCTGGTAACTGAAGTACCCATGGACCAAGTGTCAATGATCCCATCGTTATAGAGACCGTATTCATCCCCAATGGTCTCTGCGCGGAAAGAGTATCCATTAGAGTCGTCGTTAAATACAACCCCATCATTGGTGGCAGCAAACTTCTCGGTTGGAGAAGTGGTGAGGTCTGGGGAAGTACGTAAAGAAAGACGTCCCGGCATTGAAGTGGAGCTTACTGTTCCCGTGCTATCCACCTTAAAACGAATGGTGGCTGCTAGTCCAAAGTCAGTACCGTCATGCCCAAGAGCAGAGAAATCAAAGAGGTTGTCGCTATTTTGTACCACTGTTGGGGAAGTCTCTGTACCACGAGAACGTCCACCAAAAACAACACCTCCTCGACCTGCGGTGTCGGAGTGAGCGAGCGAGCCAATACCAATAGAGACATCGGAGTCATCACGACGTGCAAGAAGTTTTAGTTCCAAAGCAGTTCCCCCTGTAAAGGTGATTGGTTGGGACCCATTAATGAAAACTGTTTCTTCTGCGGCATCAAACAACATTGCGTTGTCTGTGCTTGTTCCCTTGAATTGAAAATCGTAGTCATTGTTCCCGTTATTCCAAACAGCAGAAGATGCCCCAAGGCGGAGTCGTTCTGTTGGGTTCTGTGCTCCATCACTGGAAGTCTTAAACACAAAACGTCCAGGCATGTCGTTGTTACCTGGAGTTCCATCTACTTCAACTCTAATGGTAGAGGAGAACGCGTAATCAGTGCCATCATGTCCAACGAATCCCAGCTCACCGATAACATCGCCATCTTGAACCACGGTGTGGCTAGCTGTTGCACCACGAGCACGAGCAAACACAAGGTTAGCTGAGACGTTGGTTGTATCTGAGTGCCGGTGAAGGATCTGTGATGCGAGGCGAGTGTCTCCAAATTCGTTCACCTTAAAGATCGCATCGTACGTTGTTCCATTTACCGTAATGTCCCCTTGCTCAAACCCAGGGTCTCCAATGGACATCTCGTCAAGAAAAACTGACTTGTTATTCCAAACCAGTGTTCCATCGTCGTAGTTTGTGCCGTCATCTTGGTAAAGACTCTTGGTTGAGTCAACACCAGGGTTTGATGCCTGCTTTGCAAACTCGATGTTTGAAAGCCCTAGCGAGGTAATATCCAAGATGTCATTAACACCACCCGCATCAAAACGAATGGTGTCATCATCAGTGGTCTTTTCTACCCAGACATTTGTGTCGCCATCTACATCCCGTAAAGCACGCGCGACCTCAGCAACGTTGGCAGTATCGGCATTGATGAGCCCTGCTCCTCGTACCAAATGTGTACCACGTCTACTAGAGATAGCCTCTGTCGTTCTACTCATACAAAGAGATCTCATCCTCCAGTTGTTTCAGCTTGGCCCTAAGGTCCATGCGTTTTGTCTGGAGCATTACGAATGAAAAAATATGATCAATAGCGACTACATCCGTTGGTTTGCTAGACATAGCACTACGAATAAGAGGAAGGGCATCATCGAACTGATTAACAAACCCAGCAATCTCACCGAGCTTATCTCTGTCTTTCCCGAAAGTAAGGTCCTCAAAACTAATGCGCATTGCATCGTATAGTTCCGCACCCTTTTCAAAGTCAGAAAAACCCTGTTCATGAAATGAATTTACGCCTTCCATACACCTATTTTATCATGTTTTCCCAAACGTCTGTGATCTCTTCCCACTGAAATGCTTTGGTCCATTCACGCATCTCTTCTCTCTCCTCTTCTGTTGGGGGATTTTTTAATTTGTCTACTGCTGCATCAATCCATTCCTGGACAGCAGTCTCTTCCTTGAGAGAGAAGTCAAAGGCGTAAGGCTTGCCCCAGTTCTCCTTCTCAACATCTGTCTTAATCTTCACGCCATGTTGCACTGTCTCATCAAGAGCGGCGAAATCTGTAACGATCGGGTACGCACCAGCAGCTTGCGCTTTGCGCGCGCTGATGCAGTCAATCTCGTAAAACGCTGTCGGGTAGGCAAATATATTCGCCTCTTGGTACAGCTTGGCAACTTCATGTTGGCCAATGCGCCCCAAGTTCGTTACTCCGTTTAGGTCCTCCATCCTTTCCAGAATATCTGTCTTCCATTCCATCTTTTCAGTGTTACCACCGTGGACTTGATCCCATACACCAAAACCGTACGCCCATTTCAACTTGGCTTCAGGGACCTGTTTCTTCACTTCCTCAAACGCATCGAGAAGGGTCTTGAGTCCTCGATCTGGTGAAGAAGTGTTGATCAATAAGTAAGGGTCTCGTTCAGTTTCTCCCTGCATGTCCTCCCAAACGATACCGTTAGGTACAATTACGCACTTTTCTTCCTTAAGCTGTGGATAAAGTGTGCGATGTGCCTGTGATTTGAAGAATACCTTGTCGACACGTGCCATTCGCTTCTCATTGTACTCACCAGCTGCGATAGCATCGTGCATGTCTACAAAGATCTTGTCTGAATTGATCTCATGGTCGAGCATCATTGGTGATCGCCACAAGATAGTCACATCCTGCTTGTCTCGGTAGTTCCAAGTCCAGTGAGGTTTGTAGATCACTCCATCAAACTCCAATTCCTTGTGACCACAGTTGTTGTAGACCGTTACATTCCACCCACGCTCTACCAAGCGCTTACTTAGGTGGATCACTGCCTCCTCAGAGCCTCCAATTCCCTCTTTAAGGGCATCCGGTGTCCAAACACGCTCAGTTGCCCCACAAAAGATTACGACGTCCTTACCGGTCGATTCCTTACGGACAATTCGAGTGTTCCTCAAAAGGGTTAGGGACGGGTGTTGTCGGATCTCAGGGTCTACTTCTGCCAATCGTACCTCCAATTCCTCGTCTGACACCTCTTCAAGTTCCTTAGCGAGTGCTACAGCCTTCTCAGCGATGTCTGCATACCCACTAATCTCCTTAATGAGTGCCTCTAGGTCCTTATCTTGCGGTGTAATCTCCAAACATGCCTTCAAAGACACCAAAGCCAACTGTGGCAAGGAGAGTTCCATGTAGATCTGGGCGAGTTTCTGCAGAGGTTCAAGGTCGTAAGCCCGTGGGTTGAACACAATGATCTTGTGATACGGCGGTTCAAGCTGAAGAGCCATCGTAATGTGGTTCTTTGCGTCCAATAGACGTCCCATGCTGTGCAAAATGTCAGCCACAAACATAAACGCGTCTGGATACATTGGGCGAATACCCAAAGCATGACGTGCCATAGCCAGTGACTCGGTCTTTTTATCCATGTCAAAGAGAATCTCAGCCATGCGGATGCGAATGATGTACTCCTCTTCCTCTGACTGGGTTAATTCAAGGAACTTCTCTAGTGCCTCGTAAGCCTTCTCGTTATTTCCCGCTGCTTTAAGGGCATTCCCTGAGTTCCAGAAGGATCGTGGATCATCTGGGTTGGTCTCAGCGTCCTGTAGGGCAACCTTAACGTTACGTTGCTTACTATCTTCAATTCTCTGTGAGTCAGTTAAGTGAAGGATCTCAATTCCCTCTACAAACGTTGAGTTTAGGGCACGTGTAGCGTGGAAGTCCTCATGAAGGGCTCCTCGCCACTCAACACAGCCGTCATTACGCAATACACGTGTCTTCATGTGAACAACAACTGGGTTGTTCCACTTATCAAAGGCGTAAAGGTAGTTGAAAACAAAAGCATCCACCGATGGGTGGTTCTCAATAGTTTGTTTCAAATTCTCAATGTTCCGTACTACATCATCACAGTCGAGCCACATCCAGTAGTCAAACTCTGAAGGGATCTGTGTAAGTGCGAAATTACGTGCGTCTGCAAAGTTATCGTTCCACTCATAGTGGGCGACAGTGGCCCCAAACATCTTTGCTACATCCTCACAGGCTTGGTTCTTCCCTGTAATAGTTAGGAAGATGCCATCTACATGAGGGGCAACATTGGTAAGACATCGTTTCAATACTACAGCCTCCTCGTCAGAGGCCTTCACGATCATGTTCAAGGCCAAGCTTACTTTCTTCTCAGGTCGTGATTCTTGTGACATTTTCGACATAGCATTATCCAATTTTCTTTTTTACGATTATAGACACCTTCTCTCGTGGCCCAATCAAAGTATCTCTTTTTCCCTTCTGGGAGCTCGTTAAGCCCACAATGTTCGCACTTATTCGCCTTCCCCCAGTGTTTATTTACCCACACATGTAATGCTTGATAACCCACATCATCCCCCTTCCACATATGGTGGTCTTCCCCAGATCTTTTCGGTGCATTCCGTAGTTTGTCCAGAGTCTCTTCTGAGTAAATACCCGTCTTACCTTTATTCCATGCAGTGCGCCCCTTGGTTGCCAGGCTTATTTTTTGCTTGGTTTCATTTGATAGGGGTTTGCCACGCTTCATGTCAGCCAGTTTCTGAAGATGTTTGCGCCTCTTTTCACTGATCATATACAACCAGGGTACCACCGTTAGCTATTTAGGGCTAACTTCATACAGACTGTGTGCTTCTAAAATCTTGATAAGAGTTAATGAACCAGTGAGCGCCTTCCTTTGTTCTCCACCAATTGTACTCATCGTCTGATAGCCGGACTTTGATCATGGCGTGTAGAGTCTCTGGCATCTCAAACAGTTTACGATCAATAGTGTCTGCCTCCTTCACCTCTGCAAACTTTGTAGCGTTGTTCTCACGCTGCTGCTTCATTTCTTTCCTAAAGAGCTCGTACTCCTCTGGCTGGAGTTTAACGTAATCCTTAATGATCATTCCAATTTTAGTCTTGATGTCTGTAGTCATACTATCCCTACCCCCGTAAAGGGGTAGAAGAGAATGATTACGCCTTGAGGAAACCATCTGAGAAGAAGTTGCTGTCCTGGTTGTTCACCTGAAGGGTGAGTTTTCCAGATACCGCTCGGAAATCGTAGTCTCCAAGTCGTGCAAGATCTGTATCGATGCTTGGCTTCTCCAAGTAAGCTACAGCGAGCTTTTCTGGACGAATAGCCAATACTCGTGCCGTTGCATCTGCAGCTTCCTGGATGTAACGGTGAGTGTGGATCATCAATGTTCCAAATGCAGTCTCGTAAGAGCTTACAGTTCGAACGATTGAAGAAATCCCTGGAGTGTTCACTACAACGTTAGTCTTCTGGATAAATGCGTCAGTGTTCTTACGCAAGATTGAACCCATGAAGAGGTCGGTTGCCACATCACCATTTGAATTGTCCCAGTTGTCGCTCATCAATCCGTCAAGAATTGTTGCGCTCCATACTGTTCCAGAGGTGTGTGAAGTGTGGTTTCCAGCTGTAGAAGTAGCCTCAATGATTCCACTCATCTTAGGCACTGTTCCTGAAGCACCAGAAGTGAGTGTTGAACGCACGAGATCAAACTCAGCTGCGTTAGCCCATTCCTTAACTGCTTTTTCAGTCTGGCGAGAAAGCTCGTCCTGACCTTGGTAGTGCTCAACAAGTCGCTGTGTTCGTGAAACCTTGAATGGTCGCGCGATGTTCTCAACGATGTTAGTCAAGCGTGTTGGAGTTGTAATCGCGTTAGCGGTGTAGTCTCCAGTTTCAGCTACTGCACTTGAAGCATTAACTGTCATTGTGTCCACAAGGTAACTGTGGATTGTGTCGATTGCCTTTGTCTTTGGAAGCATGTTGAGGATCATTGTCTCACTAGCTGTGAGGATCTCAACTGCGTTCAAGACGACATCGTCCTTACGTGATACGTCTCCGTACGAACGTAAAATGTTATCTGTTGCCATATCCTATTTGATGGTTTATCCACCCTCTAGGACTATTTCATGTCGTAAGCGTCTAATACGGCACCAATTGCGGACTTATTAGCCCCCACCTGATTACCTGCTTTAGATGCTTCACGAGCTTCTGTCATTTTGTCTTTGACACGTCCTAGGCGTGGTGATGATTCTAGGACAGACTTTGACTTCTGCGATGCGTCATAGCCTTTGGCTTTTTCCAGAACGGTTTTGAAGGAATCCGACTCAACAATCTGACTGAGGGATCGGCCAGTGTCAGCTTGTATTTCGCTAAGGAATCCTTGATATTCTTTGAGGTCTGGGTTCTCTGAGTAAAAGGTGGTTTCATCCAACCTTTGCTTCAAAGCGTTGATCTCACTTTGAACATCATTTCGAGGTGCCGCTGTAGTAGACTGACCTAGCTGCTCAACGCGATTAAATACCTCCTCCTCGCTGATCCCTTGATCTTTAAGGCTGAGAATCTTCTTCTTTAGTTGGCCAACCGAGCCAACATAGTTGAAGGTTTCTTTAATTGCATCCAAGGCGGTCGCCTCGTCTGGAAAGTCTCTTCCGATTGTTTTTGACAATCTTCCAAGCATGTCGCTTGAAGCATTCTCGCCACCTTCTGCTGGTGCACCCCCCTCAGGGTTTCCAGTAGGGACGGAAGCAGAGTTACTGACTTCTGACATAGTCTTATCTGTTAGAGGGCTTAATATCCCCTATAAGAGGCCCAGTGGGCCCCCTAACGAGTATTAAAACCTTGAAATAAGGTCGTTCTTCCCATGGTCTTCCATGGCTTTTTTGTTGTATACGTGTGCTATAGCGCCACCTTCAACCAAGTCCACCCAGTTCTCAATGATCTGTACAGCAATTTGCTTACCGATCACCTCGTGGTACAGGTCGTCCGGTGTCGTTGACTCCAGGTGCTGGACGCTGGAGTTGTTCGCCATCAGCTCTAGGAGCTTGCTCTTGGCTACCTGCCAATCCTCTGAGTCCACGAGACGCACTAGGCTCTCGCCCTGGCGCAATTCTTCCTGTGTTTCCTTGTCCGGTTTCATGTGACTTGAGTTTATTGATTAGCTTTGACCCTGTGTTTGCCTTTAAACGATCTATAAGGCTCATACAGGTATATTAGCTTGAGTAAACTGCTGCTGGCTTGGTGCTGCCGCTGGAGCCGCCACTGCTGGTGCCTGAACCGCTCCCTGTGGAACAGGTTGAGGTTGTGGTGCTGGCTCTGAAGACTGGTACTGGCTCATGTTAAGTCCCATAAGGTCGTAGATGGTATCTAGGACCATTGCAGGCTCTACACCAGTTCCAGGTACTGCTGCCACTGTCTGGAAGACGTTGGTGAGGTTCTGTGCCATGACTCCCTTATCAAACTCTTCATTCGTGACGAATACCTGTACGTCGTAATCAGTAAGATCAGGCTTCTCCATGAGGTTGATGAATCGGTCTCCACCCTGAGTAGCGAGTTTCTCCATGATGCGATTCCGTTCCTTGATAAGGGACTGTGGATCAACTGTTCTACCTTCAGCTAACAACGCTTTCGCTTTCTTTTCAACTAACTTGTTAGCAACTCTCTTATCCATCTCACGCAACTCATTAGATTCCCCAGTAATACGGGTAATTTCCTTAGTGGTGAGTGTTTGTGCGTACAGAGGAATGAAGTGACGCTTCATCCAGCGTTGTAGGAATAGCCCACACCCTTCCTTTACTAGGAAGAACTGACTCTGAGACGCTCGTGACTGAATGATTGCGTTCGTTGCTGGAGTAGTAGCAGGGAGCTGTTCTCCAACCGCACTCTCAAATGTACTTGTTACCTGTCGTGCCCACTGTTTAACCACCTCCTCGTCGTTGTAAGAAGCCTGTGAAGCCTCTTGGACTGGGAGCTGTTGTAGGTCGTCCATGTTATTGAGGACAACGACACCATTGGCTGTAAGTCCACTCATCATCTGTGGAGTAATCCCTGATCCCTTACGGACCTTGAAGATTCCCAACTGAGAGACGTATGAACGGTTAATGCGGATGTTTACTAGTGTATTCAACCAAACCTGTAGGAACATGACCTTTTCAGCTGGTCCACGTCCATACCATCGGCCTGGAACACGTGAGTACCAGAATTCCTCGTAAGGCTTGATGATCATTCCATCAGAGTCCTTCTGTTTGTTCTCCTTGAGGAGGTGAACACGAGGGCCTGAGTTTCCATCGTCTAGTCCTGAAACAACAATCTGTGTCTGAACAAGCTCTGTATCGTCTGCATTACCAGTGATCCAGCTCTTAGGGGCTAGTCCCCATCGTTCGTACACACCAATAAGGTCTACACCTGTAGTTCCTGATAGGTCTTTCTCGTTACGAGACACCTGGTCAGATCCGAACATGTCACTAGTATTCTCCCATCCATCCATCATCTGGATCTGGTCTGGTTCTAGGGCTGCACGTTCAATAATCGTTGCGTCCTGGATAGATTCAGCAACTGGGTCAATGAAGATGTTGAGTGTATCCACCCATCGCACCTGCACAGCTTTCTTCCCTCCAGTGTTGGTGATGTAGGTCTTCCACACTCCAGTACCGTCAATCGCTGTGTTTGTGATCAATCGGTCTAGGATCTCTCCAAAGTGCATCTGGTCCAAACGAACACGTACGAGATCACGTACAAGTTGTGTTAACCCAATAGCTTCCCGGCGCTTAGCCCGGAAGTTGATGTCTTTCGTATCGAGGTCAATGTTCTTGCGGACAGCGTCCACAGTAGACTCGGTGAGAGGTACCCAAGTCTTCTTGCGCCCTGACATGGAGTCAAAGGGCTTATCAAAGATTCCGAAATAGTTCTTGCGGAATGTGCGGACCATGTTCCGCATGTTGTAAGCAATGTCCTCCGTTACAAAGGCAGTAGCGTCTTGCCACTCGTTCACCTCGCTCTGAACAAGAGCGATGGCGGCTTGATTCCGTTCCTCTCGCTCAAGAGTAGTCTTGGCCATAAAGCATAAAATCTAATGGCTCTATTGGGTCTGAGGGGCGATAGGAATCGAACCCATACCGAATAGCATCCATCGAATGAGAATAAAGATGTTCTGGTTCATTGAGTATTTTACCATCTCTATCTGTTTTCCATAAGTAATTCCTGTATTCACGGATCACATTCACACTACGCTTGGTAATGGAGATCCTCTGGTCCTGCACAAACTGGATTCCCTGACGCACAGAGTCCTGTCCTTTACGTGCTCCGATGATATTGATTCCGTGTAGTTTGATCTCATCAATACTCTTTGGTTCAGCACTGTCTGCCACCACCAATACACCTGAATTTCCTAGTCCGTTGATGAAGTCCGAGATCTGTTTGTTGGTCATCCCCTTACGGTAGAGATGCTCATCGAGGATGTATCCACCGTTGTATCTATAAATGTCGATCAATGCTGACGGGTCATTTGTATAACCAAAGTCTAATCCACGTCTCTCTAGTCGTGCTTCATGGGGAATAGAGTCAATAATGCTCCACTCTTTGTAAATCTTCCCCTCTACTTCACCCAACTGTCCTTCACCGTAAACACGCCACCAGTTCTTATTGTTCTTTCTTTGCTCAATGGCACCAACAATCTCGTGGCTTAGAGCCTCGTTGTCTAAATACGTGAGGATGGTGAACTCATAGTCATCACGCTTTCCTTGAATCTCGTTGTGGTACCAGAACTCATTGGTTGGGTTCCAGTCGGCGTAAACAAACTCCTTGGTACGAACCTCTAGCTGGTCAAAGGCCTCATAAGGGATGTTGTTGGCCTCATTAACAAACATGCGGTCACGACGTGGACCACGAACCTTTCCTGGCTGGTCAGCTGAGAAGAACTCAATCTTTGATCCTGTTTCAAAAGTGTAGGTGTAATCAGTCTTATTCCAATTACGGTCCTTGTAATACCCGTGCTCCTTCATGATCAGCAAGAAGTCTCGCATTGCTCCACGTTTCAAGTGAGGGAATGACTCAGAGATGATGGATGTAAGTGTTGGCTTCTTGTCCTTCTGTGCCAGGTGAATCAACCACAAGACAACCGATACAGTCTTAGAAGCAGAAGTACCGCCTTGAATCATTCTCAGGCGGCTCGTCATTGCGGCTATCTTCTTTGTAGCTGTGGTAGCGCTATACATCGTGCATCAGATCAATAACTCCTTTTCTCGTCTCCCACAAAGCTCTGTTGGGAGTCTTTTTATATGGGTGTTCAATCTGTGCGTCATGATCAACACCCCGACCGACTATTTCTGGATTGCAATAGAACTTAACGCCTCCCTTGCTCATCATGTAGGCAGAATCTACATTCTCCCATCCAAAACCTTCATCATAACGTTCAAAGAAGCCATCGACACTGCGTAAGTCCTCTCTTGCACACGCACCAAAGTCAATCTCCCATTGAT